CAGTCAGGGTCTTACCTACCGATTCGCCGATTACGCGCCCCGCCGATTGCCCTTGCGCCCTCGCCTGCTCCTGAGCGGTCTCGGCTTCCAGCCATCCCGGCACAGGCTCAACGCGCGCGCCCTGAGGGCCAAACTGTACTTGTCGGCCATCTTGAGGAGCGTTGAAGATTGGACGTTGGGAAACAGGGTCAAACAATGTGCCCCCGGGTGCCACATTCATTGGGCGCGCCGCATTGGATCGGAGAATGGCCTGATACTCCGGACTTCCAGGCTGGATTCCCGCTGCCATAAGGTCGCGCTGCGTATCCGTGGGAGCGCCAAGCTTGAGCAACTGCTTGGCATACTCCTGCGGCCCGAGCATCGAATAGGCTCGATACGACTGCTCCGCCGACTGGCCAGGTAGCAGTTGCATCATGGGCTGGCCCGTCGCTTGGGCTGATTGACCCACGGACGATCCATCCGCACCGCCTTGAGACATCGCCTGAGCGATTGCCTGATTCCTGTCCCCGAGCCCGAACATCGCCATGTCCTGTTGGCGTTGGGCGTTCTGAAGGTCGCTGTATTCCTTCGGAAGCTCGGCCAAGTCCCTATACCCAGCGTACATCTGGAGGGCCCGAGCCAAGCCCTGCAAAGGGTTCGGCGCCACGTAGTGCCCAGAGACCATTTGCCCCTGCAAAGGCTCTTGGTTGATAAGCCCTTGGGCGAGAGAGGCACGCTGTTGCAACCCAAGTTGGCGCTGAAGAAGGTCCGGAGCTAGCGTTGGGGCGGCAAACTGTTGCCCTCTACCTGACAAAGCAGTAGCCATCATGCCGAGGGGATATTGCTGGGCCATCAGTGCACCTTCGAATAGTCCACGGTCTTGTATCCCTCGACCGTGGAAACGGCATCGGGATACAGTTCTTCTACCTCGTCGGCCATGTGCCCGATATGGGTTGGCCCACCCCAGATATAGCGATAGGAGTAGATCGGAAGTCCGTTGTCCGCTGTACCGATACGGCGAATGTTCGTCTTCAGCCGCACATCCGAGAAAAGGCCTCCTAGACCGCCACCCACTCCAGACCCAACAGCCGACCCCAGTCCTGCGCTCGCTAAGCTAGACAAACCAGAGACAGGATTCAGATACCCGATCCCGGCACCTATCAATCCCCCCAAACCCCCGAACAGACCGGAATTCTGAGCCTGCTGCGCGTTGTAAGCCCCGAGTTCGGCGTTGTACCCGGCTTGGGCCGCGCCAGTCAGGTCAGGACCTGCCGTAGTGGCCTGCTGCGCATACCCGGGGAACGATGCGGATTGGAGTTGGCCTCCCCCAAGGAGCGTATTCAACTCGTTCAGCGGCAACCCACGCAGGTAGGAGGCTTGGTTGAATGCCTGGGACTGTTGGTTCATGCCCAACCCAATCCCCTGCAACTGGGCTTGCGTCACAGCGTCATTCCTCTGCTGGCCGAACTGCGACATCGCGCGATTCCACGCGGCGGAACCCTGTGCAATCCCCTGGTTCGTCAACTGCGACCGAAGCGTCTCGGCCTGACGATCCAGCTCGGGATTCACCCTAGACAGGATGAGATCGGTAGCTTGGTTCGTCGCCGTCGTGGGATCGTATGCCGCCAGGGCATCCCCATACTGCTGCCCGAGACCTTGAATTGCTCGATCGTAGACAGCCTGGACCTCGGGCGAGAACTGCATGTTCTGCGTCCATTGGTCCCCGCTGGAATAGAAGTCGGCAGGATTGGGTGCGGCTGCCCCACCAATTGAGCCTGGTCCACCGCCTGGCTGGTGATGCATGGCGATGAACGTGGGGGTAGCGGAATCCCCGCCTCCTGGGTCTATCCATCCCCATTGACCATCCCGATAAACTGGATCGCCAAAGGCGCGCGCGTATGCCTGATCCCTGCCGGTATAGGAAAAATTGCTGGGATTCGTTGCGCCACCACTTTTGTACGCACGCATGGCGGCGTCGTAGCCGGCCTGGTCAAATGTTCGATCATTCGACCACGTTATGCTCCCATAGGGCGTGAACTGGTTGACGCGGTTGGCCTGGGTCGCGTACTTCGCCAAGTCCAGGTTCGATTGGGCCTGTTGCTGGGCGAGCGCCGTATAGTCTGGAACATCGGGCGTCCCACCACCCTTACCGCCTTGCGGGCGGACTTGGCCCCGCACATCCTTGCGGAACGCTGCCAGCGGCAGATCAGGAATGTCTATGTTTGCGTATCGCATCGCCTAGCCTCAGCCATTTGCATTCGTCTCTGAACATCCGGAATACCCAAAGATCGCCCTTAGGGTGTGCATCTTTCAATTTGCACTCCACGGAGAACCCCAGATCTTCGGTAAAGCGTTGGCTAACCTCGTTGTCTGGATTCACTGTCGTGGTGATCCTCTTGACCCCTAGCTGGTTAAAGGGGTAATCGAAGATCAGCCACATATACGTCTTGTTCGCCCATTGCCCCTCTGCGGCGATGTGGCATACAACGTTCGCGCCATTGCAGTCCTCGTAGAGAACTCCGGCGACCAGCTTCCCATCCTTGAACCGGCCTATCGCTGTATAGCGGTCAGCCATGTATTGCATGTTGGCTCTTTGCGCCACCCACGGCCCCACCAGGCCCGCATCGAAGCAGACCTCGGTTCCGTTGATGTTCATCAGAGAATGCCGGCGACCTGAAAGACGTAGCTCGTCGAGGCCCACTCGGTATTGGAAATGTTGCTTTGCACCTTCAGGCGAAGGGCTGCCGCGTTATAGACGCCGCCTACCGTGTTCCATCCGGATAGTGGGCGGATAGACCCCCCCCAAACCATCTCTCCCCATATCATCTGCCCCCAGACCATTCCACCCGGATCGGCGTAGGTCAGCGACCCGGTAGGCTCCTGGGGGACGTAATCCCCGTTGATTCCGTAAAGAATCGATGGATTGCCGTCAGACAAGACATACGGCCGGATCATCGTGAAGTACTTGTTGATCGCCGTCAGGCCAAAGTCCTGGAATGACTGAAGGGCGTCCGCGACGATCATGCTCTGGCCGTCGATGTTCCCCGTCCAAGCCTTCTTTACAGAATTCGAGTCGCCGAAGAATAAGCCCAGTGATGTCGTCTTGACCGTCCTCGCATCCCACCCCGTGAACTTGGTCCACGCCCCGGTAAGCGAATTCTGAGCGTATTGGAAGTTCCTTCCACCTCCGGCCGGGATGTTCAGGATCAGGGCATTCTGCTCCGGGAACATGCATAGTTCCCAGCCGAAATTCTGCCGATACTGGTACACCGCCACGTTGACGCTGTTCTGGATCTTGTCCGAGACCGCTGCCCTACGATCAATGCTGCTCGATAGGAGCGCCCTACCCAACGGCATTACGCCCGCCTCGCACAGGACCATGAGATCCCCGCCGACTTTCACCGCGCATCGCCTGCCTATCGGCTGGCCCAGGTAGAAGAGACCAACCAGCCTCCAGGTTTCAGCAGATTCCGGGTCCGTTCCAGCGTACACCGCAACCTCGCCCTCGCTCGTCAGGAATACAGCGTGATCATCAGCACCTTCGCCTGCGTCGATGGTCCAGGTGTACATGCCAACAAGCCATCCTCCACGTCGGAAGATCGCCCCGAGATCGAAGTCCGTCGCCGCCCCCGCAATACTTGAGGTCGGCAGATACCACACCCGAAGGGAGTCGCGCTCGACCATGTAGATACGGTTCTTGAACAAGCATCCTTGGATCAGCAAGGATGTCGTCACCCCGGTAATGGCATTGGTCGAACTGTCGTTGACCGACTCCCAATCCGTGCCGTCGTAAAGCAGCGGATCATCCTGCCCGTTGAACAGAAACAGGAAACTACCCCCAGGCGTGGTGATCGCGGCCTCTTGCCATCGATCATTCGATTGCCCTGATACGACGGGCGTATCTACCACTCCCGAAGCCGTGATGTCGTAGATATCACCCGCGCTCGCGGCGAACAGTTCGTTCAAGCCATCCGTGGGGCAATACTCCACTATCGTCTCTACTGGACCCTCGAACCCGGTAGCCCAATCCACAGACCCAGATCGCACAACTAGCTTCGACGGCTGCGGCCACCAGTTTTCAAGAATGACCGCATCCTTCTCCGGCATGTCAGCCAGCGCATCCCGATCGTTCAGACCTCCAACAGGAGCAGGAATCGTCTTCGAGCGCCCGGTCTGGTTACCGTCGCGGCGAAGGCCTCTACGCGTTCCAGTTGCCATCGGGGATATTGCAGTTATTCAGGAAACGGCGCCCCAGCGTCGAACTGAGCCGCAAAGCCGGAGCGGACTTGTTCTGTCCCTTGCAGGCCTCAAGCAGTCGCTTGTAGTCTTCGTCGTCGTATGGGAGACCCTTTGCCTTCCTCCAGCGAAGTTTGAGCCCCTCTTTCATAAGGTTCTCATCGAACAGGAAGGTATCCTCGTCGCTCAGGAAGCGGTTGTAGTGCTCGCCGCTCGGACCCACCACCCAGTTTTTCGATATGTACTCGAACGCCAGGGTTTCGCCGTCAGGAGGAGCGTTCAGGAGCACAACGTCCCCGCCCTGGATGCGGAACAACGTCTCCACGCAGGCGCTGACGTAGGACCCCTTGAACGTCTCCCAGGACTGGGAGGACAAAGGCCCGATCATGGGCCAATGCGTGCTGCGGTTCCACTCCGTCTGCGGGATCTGGCGATTCCAGTCATTCGGAAGCTGATAGCGCACTTGCCCGGAAACGGTCGTGATGTTCGCCACCACCGTCAGTTGTTGCCACTCGTATTCCCGAACCAGGTCATTGCCGAGTCGGTTAGAGAGCGCCAGCATCTGAAGGATCTGCGGATCGGCCGAGCCGACTATTCGGTTGGGCGCAGTCAGGCCAAGCTCAAGGCATAGGTCAGCGATGAAGGTTTGCAGCGTAGTAGGCTGCGCCGGTATCGGGCCGGGTAGGATGATTGGCATTAGTTGGACTCCAGAGCTGAAATCCGAGCCTCAAGACGCCGGACGAGATTCAACAAAGGCACCACCAATCGCGCGTACTGAACACCCTCGGCCTGCAAAGGCGCATCGGTATCGGGCACGGTTACGTTGACCTTTTCAACGCCGATCACATTGCCGTCTGCATCGCATTTATCGATCTCCTGCTCAACCTCTTTCATGGGGTGTCCCCAATGAACGAGGCGAGGATCGACCTGTGCGACTTCCTCCGCAATCAGGCCGTACCAGGACCAGTCCGGCCGGTCTCCCTCACACTTCGATCGATACCAGACCGGGCGCAGATCAAGCAGAGCATCAGCGCGCGAGTCGTCCATGTCCTCGACATCGCGCTTGTAGCGGATCGAGGAGGTCGAGCGCTGCAACAGTCCATTGCCGGCAATGTTGACGTTGGCATCGTTGCTGGTGGTAGCGTTGTAGCTGCCCACGGTCGTGATCGTGCCCTGGAATCGGTTCGGAGCATCCCCGAAGGCGTAGAAGTTCCAGCAGTTGGCACCATCCGCAATGGCACTCCACACGCCGTAGACATTGGTCGCCCCGCCAAGAGCATCGATTCGCGCACCGTACAGATTCGTGACTGTCTGGTTCGTCCCCGAGTTGAACGATTGGGCTCGCAGGAGCGCAACGATGGAGGTGGTGTAGGCCGATCCCGAGTTGCCTCCCGTCAGAGTCGTGACAACTCCGCCTATGGCAGAAGTGGCGTCGGAGCCATAGACAGTCCCGACATGGACACCCTCCTGCGTGGCCGACCCCGACACCGCGGCAGTTGTCCGCACAGCCTGGTTTGCCAAGGCGCTGTTTCCGAAGCAGACGCGCCCACCCGAAAGCATGTCCGTAAGGTTGAATATCCAGTTCCGCTCTCTGCCTGGCGCGAAGGTGGTATAGCGCGGTTGCCCTTGGGCAAGACCACCGCTAAGGGATGCTTGCAGAACTCCCAAATAAGCATTCCCGCTACCAGTAGAGATATCCTGGATATTTTCCAGGGCAATGTGATTCACCGGATTGATGATCTGGAGCAGCATCCGATCGGTAGCGGCCTTATTGTCGAGCGTCACCATGTAGCCTGTGGCATTGGCGTCGTTGTATAGACCGTATACGGTGTTGCCGAAGGTGTTGTTGCCTTCCGCATGGATCATGGTGTTGGAGCATGGACCATTGACTGTCATGCCCTCGACGGTGTTGCCATTTCCGCAAACGCGCCAGCCGGTCGCAAACGCGTCAAACCTGGTACCTGCGACGATAGTGTTGGCATTGCATCGACTGTTTACCGTGTCGTCGCTTTGCAGCCATAGCGCCACACCGGGCGCCTCGATCTCCCCGCCAGTCTTAACCAGCAGTCGGTTCCGGTACTGATTGTTATTCGCTTCGTCTGTAATCGGATTCTTGCCACAAATGACCACGCCATTGTTGGTTGCGGTACTGACCTTGATGGCGACATCGATATAACAGTCAGTGATCCCAGCGATAAACTTAACGCCATCTACTGTCCCGGATGGACTTTCGTTGTTGTCGAAATTGATCTCGCCCAGAATGAGATTCACCGGGCCGAGCATTTCATCGTTGTAAAAGGCGTAATCAGCGCCACGATAATCCCACGACACCTCCGCAGGGTCGTCTCGAAACCGGCCACCATTGCCCTCAACCTCTATCGACACTCCGGGGCGCAGTCTGAGTGGAGAATCATGGCGGATGAGCGATCCAGACGGAACTTTGACCGTGCGCCCGCCTAGGGTATACGCCGCGTCCAGAGCAGCTTGCACGGCTTCGGAATGATCCATCTCGGCATTGCCGCTATGAATGTCTTCCCGCGCCTCCTCAGTCATATAGTCAGTGATACTCAGTGACGTCTCGCCAACCTTTTCGGCCAACGGGCGAGCTTGAGATCCGGAGCCCGATTGCCTAAACGCCACCATCCCCGCCCCATTGCTGGGGTCGGTGGCGTCGGCTAGGCGGCGAAGTGTCTCCTTGTCTCGCGCAACCAGCGCCAAAGCTTGAGCGTTCAGACCGCCCACCCCGTCAGCTTTGCCTACTGACGGCACGTCCTCCCAGCCCGCAGGGGGGTCGATAACCCCGTCCTTGACCTCTATGTCAGGCTCTTTCAGGTACCCTTCATCGATAGCGTCTTCTAGCAGAATGTCCCGGACCTTGACCGACGTGAAGCCTGCCGCCTTTACCTCAATGTCGTAGCGGCCATCCTCGGCATAGAAGGCAATAACGCCCTGCTCGGTCGAACGGAATGGATTCTGCTGGGTCGCTCCAGTATTGTTCGAATACAGCGTTGCCAGCGTGCTCGTCCCGGCTACAAACACAGACACCTGAGCCTGCGGATATGGCTGTAGGCCACCACTGGCCCCTTGCACCAGGACGCTATCGTAGTAACGCTGCATTTGCGCTATTCCTCAACGGGTTCCTTGCGCGGACGGCCACGCTTGGGAGCACCGATCTGCGCTTTCAGCGCGTCGATCTCTTCCTGCATGAGTGCCATCCGTGCGAATGCCTCGTCACGCTCCCGGGCGGCTTGGGTAGCCTTCGCCAGGTCCACGGACGATTCCAGATACTGTCTTGCGCTGTTGCGCAGTTGCATGAACCCGGGCCCGAACTTCTGAATGTTCGCGTCGGAGACCGATGCCAGGGTTTCCACGGTCGCAATCCCCTGGTGCTTCAGTTCCAGGGTCTGAGACCGAGAGATCAGATTCCATTGCTCCAGCGGCGTGCCTTCCTGGGCCAGATCCAGGCCGTTTTGGTAGGCGCTCCAGGACTTCGGGAACCGCTTCTTGTCCTGATCCGTCGCGATCCGGACAATCACCGTGTTCGTGTCTCCGGGGGCCTGGATCCGAACGAAGTCTTTCTCGTCGAAAACCGGACGGCCGGCGTCCTGAGACTTCTTGTTGTTCTGCACCGCATCGCGGAAGAACTCCACCAGGGCATTGCTCTCTTGGTACATGCGATTTCCTCGGGTTGCCGATGAAATGAAAAACGGGACCCGAAGGCCCCGTCTCGTGGTTGATACAAAGGGCTTAGCCCGCGACCGTGGTTTCCACCTCGATCTCGGTCGTGCCCGAGCCCGTGCCCGTCACGTCACCCGTCAGAGTGACCGTGATTTCAGCGGGCTCCCCGCTGGCGTCATCGATGGCTTTCGCGACTTCCGTCGCCAGTAGCGGAGCCATCCCCAGCGCCATGAAGCGATTCGGATCGGTAGGCATATGACCTCCTTAGACGGAAGCCGCGCCGAACCAGCCGCGATCCCCCGCCACCATCGCAACGGGGGGCGATTTGTAGCTGCCGCCCGTGCCGGTCGCCTCGAACGTCGAGTCGTCGATGTCCACAGTCGCCGTAGACGCGCTGATCGAACCGCCGGCCTCGGCGTACACGTATCGCTTGCCGTCACTCGCCCATACTTCCGAGCCGAGCCGATGCGAGTTGCGATTGCTCTGGTCCCCGCTTTCGACCTTGTTCAGAAGATCCACCCCGATCTTCGGGGTATCGGTGAAAATGCTCGCCATGATTTCCTCCTTAGTCCGTGAGCACGCCGTTGAACTGAGCGCCCGAGCACGACAGATTGCCGTACCAGCCGATCAGACGAACCACGGCATCCTGGTTGACGGATTGGCGGTCGTTGCCCAGAGGCACGAACTCCCGTCCCCGCATCGGGCGATACTTCAGGTACTGCGTGTTGATGAAGTACATGGTCTTCGAGGGCATGTTCCCACCGATGCCACCGTCGAAGATCACGTCCGCGTTCGCGCCCGCGCCGAAATACTTCAGAGACGTGAAACCAGCCCCCGCCAGTCCTTGACCCGTGTCATTCGTGACGCGCTGGATCGCCTGGATGGACGACTGATAGGCGTTGAACGCCTCGTTGTCGGCCACGATCAGATCGACCCGGTCCGTGCCTCGAGCGCACGCCAGGGCCAGTAGATTCATGCCCTGAAGAATGGTCGAGGGCGACATCGCGGCCCCGACATCCGACGTGCAGGAAATGACCTGGTTGCGCCAGAAGGCCCATGTGGCACGGTCGATGCCGCCATAGGTCCCGCTGGTCGGGGTATTCGAGATCGCCGCTTGAAGGCCGGTGATGTCCTTCCCGCTGTTGCCCGTTCCGTCGCCGTACAGGCCGGACGAAATGTCGTTGCGCAGCTTGGTCTCGGCCACCTGTACGCGACCGGCCAGCAGATCGATCATCTGCTCGCGGCCGCGATTCTTGGCGATGTCCATACCGCTGATCGTCACCGCACGCGCGTATTGCTTGAAGTCGTACTTCGCGGCAGAGATCGGGGAATCGGGGGTGATGTCGATCACGTCGTATTCGCTGTACGACCCGGACGAAGTGTCGCCGTCGTCGTACATGATCTCTTCCATGATCTCCGTACCGCCCGATACGGGTTTGATGTTGCCGCGCTGGCGCAGCTTCATCAGGAGCGCATTGTTGTGCTCCAGGTTGTCCGCCAGAGCCCGAGAGCGACTTTCGATGGTGGTCGCGATCAGGTCACTGACTTGAGCATTTGCAAAAGCCATGATTTACCTCTCTATTGAATGAGTCCGTCCATAACAGCAGCGACCGTTTCCTCGATGGAAGCGTGCTTGCCGAGCTTGGAAACCTGAGATGTGGCCGATCCCTTGACCCCCGCCGCGGCTGTTTGAGCACGCTTCTTTCGGGTCTTGAGTTCCGCCTGTCTTTCGGCTTCGGTACGCTGACGTTCAACAAGGGTTTGCCTGATGTCGGGTCGCGCCCATACTGCCTTCTCGTAGGCGTCTTGTAGGCTTTGCGCAACACCGGTTTGCAGCAACTGCGCCATGTCGCCTTTGACGGCTTCGAAGAATTCGTTTTTCGGGTCCGTGGCGAATTTCTGGATCTCGCTTTGGACCGTCGTTTCCTGTTGGGCCTGCACGCTCTGTTCATACTGCATGCGGGCCATTCGTTCCTGGTGGAGCTTTTGCTCCAGGTCGAACATGCGCTGATCGGCCGGAGACGCCGTAACCGCCTGCTGCATGTCGATGCCGTAGTCCTGGGCGATCTTCACCAGGACCTGAGCCTTGGTGTTCGCATCCCCATTGCGCAGCTTGTCCTCGATCATCAGCAGGTGATTGATCGCGTGCGTCGTCGGGACGCCGGATGCCTTGATGTTGTGCGCGTAGGGCATGATCGCCCCTTCCATTTCGCGCGCCATCGTTGCGGCTTCCCGGTACTGCTCCAGCCCCTTGTGAAAGTCTGCCTCTCGCCGATGGATCTCGGACTTGATCTCCTTGGGCAGATCCTTCCACTTCTCTGCTACCGCCCCGGTTTTCCAGGAATTGGGGGCACGATCCTCGGGGGTCGGCTCGGGGGCTTCTTCGGGCTCGTCGGGCTCTTCCTTTTCCTCGGGGTCTTCCGCCTCCTCCTGCTCTTCGGGAGCTTCCTCTTCGGGTTGCTCTTCGGTCTCTTGCGCCTCTTCGGGCGTCTCGGGTTCCTCAGCCCCAGGCGTCTTGGTCTCTTCCTGCGGCTCTTCCAGCCCGTCAATCGCTTTACCAAGCGCCTCTTCGATGGAAATCTGGTCTTCAGTTTGCATTGGGTTGCCTCTGCAATGGGGTTATAGGCCGTGCGCGGCCAGGACTTCGGACACCGAGCGGCGGTAATCCTCTCGGCTGTATTCATTGGGCTTTCTGGGCGGGATCTTCTCGTTGCCGACCTCTATGCACCCGTGTTGCCTCAAATGCTCCCGATGCTGCCGGCGCCCGGTGATCATTTCTCCCGTAATCATCGATTGGTACGGCTCGATATCTCCCAAAACGTAAGGGGCGCTCTCGCGCCCCCTTGGGATGTACTCTTCAGCCGGAACAAGTTCTAACGTCACCGGGTCCTGGATATATCGCTTCCTCACTGCCTGACCTCCGTGGCGATTTCCTTGGTAGCCGTATCCGTAGCAGCGTTCTCCACCTTCGCCTTGCTCGCGATATTCGCTACCTGAATCTTCACGGACGCATCTAGCTCCGCCTTCCACCGCTGGAAGGACTGATCCATCGCCGCAATCTGCGCTTTGGACTGCGCCTCCAGTTCCGCCTTGTAGCGGTCCATCTGCGCCTGCATCGCAGCCCGGTTCTGCTCAAGCTGGGCCTGATATTCCATCCTTGCCCGCTCGATCTGAATATCCGCCTGCGCCCGGATCTGGTTCGCCTGGGCATCAGCCTGCAATTCCGCCTGCTTTGCCTGGGCCTGCATCTGGAGCTTCATCTGCTCGATCTGCATCTGACCCTGTAACTTCGCCATTTCGATCTGCTGAGCGGCTGCATTCGGATCCGTGGGCGGCTTATTGCGGACCGCAGCCTCGAACTGCTCAAATGCCTCTTCAACCGGTTTCGCAGCCGGGAATGCTCGTACCGCAAACATCATCAGCGACACGGCAAGGGGCGCAATCTCCGGGGATTGCTGAGCCGCAGCCATGGCGTTCTGGATGTATCCCCCGATAGCGTTCAAGAACTCCATGCGCTGGGACTTTTCTTGCTCTTCGTCAATGGCAACCAACGAATCCGCAGCTACAGTGATCTTGTATTCCCGCATCGGCTCCGTCTGGAGCATTTGCAGGGCCTGGGGGACGTACTGAGCGTCTTCGGTATCCAGGATCCCCGACATCGCCAGAAGCGTCTCGGGACTGTAAATGTCCATCATCAACTGCGCTTTGATGCGCAGGATGTCGGTAGCGAACTTGGCAAAATCCCGCTGGCGTGTCTGCAATCTCAGGCTGCCGAACTGACGCTTGATGTCCTGGGCAGTCGCGGTTTCGCTGGCCTTCGTCGCTCCGCGAATGATGTCGCTGATGCCGGTGATCT